CTCCTGATACGGCCTTAGTCCTTTTGCCACCTTATCACCTCGGATCGACGAACTTCTTCACATTGTTGTAGATAACCGTTGGATCATCCTTCTTAGGTGTGCTCTTGATTTCAAAATGTCCCTTGCAACCCACCGCCTCATTCCATTTCGGTACGATGGGGACCTTGTTTTCCCGCTGCTGCACAGAAACCATACCGATGGATACGAAGAAGTTGTATATTTGGTCAATGGCAGATTCCCACTTCCGGAGGAAGAAGGTATGTGTAACCGTAGTGTGGCCTTCTGGAACCTCTACATCGAAGTTCATCTTAACCGTCGGACACCCCGGGCTCTTTTCGTTGCCATTGAAATATCCTCGCTCAAAGGATTTCACTGTGAATTCGTACTCACCCGGTTGGAGGACGATGCAGCCCGCCCCGCTGAATGAGATCGCATCGTCGAACCCCAGTGCGGTCCCGTCATAGACCATCCCGGAGCCCTGCTGTGCATTCCCCGCATTTCCCCATCCAGCTGCTCCACCGTTTGTGTTGCCCCAGTTTCCGTTTGTGTTTCCCCATGTTCCTGCCATTTGTCATAACCTCCATATCAAAACGGGATTACTTCATTTTCGTTAATGTGATTCAGAATTTCCTGCCAATGTGCAACAACGGCTTCCATGATCTGGGGCGGGAACTCACGCACCGGGAAGAACCCGGGAGCCTGCCCCATCTCCTGCAATGCCTTGCTGATCTCGTTGAGCGACACGTTGGAGCTGTCGCACAGCTGGAGGATCCTCGGGTCTACGCCGTCCCTCGGCTGGTCGTCTGCAGGCTCCTGGCCCTGCTGTTCCTGGGTTTCCTGCTTCTTTTCCGGGATATCCTCCTTGACATCCTCGATCTCCTTGGCTTTTTTGTTGGAGACCGGCTTTGCATCGAAGTTCTGCTTCAGTTCTTCCTCGGCCTTGCGCCGCTTCTCCATCTCCCACTGCTGCTGGTTCATCTCATAGCACGGGCCGTTGTTGATGCACTCATCTGGAAGTTCCTCGCCGGTTTTTACCATGAAGTATTTCCCGGACTTCTTGTGGTACAGGTACATGTCATGCGATGCCTTTGGGCGGTGCGGCTCCTCGTGCAGTTCCTCGCTCGAAATCCCCTTGGGATTCATTTCCGGAACGATCTGCGCAATCTGTGCATAATCGAAGGGAAGCTCTGGAGGCATGCCGTGCCGGTTCTTCGCGTCCCATGTGGGAGCGTGGCTGGTATACATGACGCGGCTTCCGCCCTGCGCCTTCTTCTTTCCGTCGATTTCCACCACGGTCTCCTTGTAGTTGGCAAAGAGCACCACATCTGCCCACTCCTTGCAAAGGGCTGCAATCTGGGAGCCTGCCTTGTTCCCCAGCTTGAGCTCCCATCGGTCATACGCTCCGGATTCATCAGGGCGTTCAAACTTCCGGATGATGCTGTGGGCAGTGAGCACCACGTTGATTCCCTTCTCCACCACTTCCGTCATAAGATCGAGAAGCTTGCCGAATTCCTCCTTGGCATAGACATATCCCTTGCCATACCCGAAATCCTCAATCCCGGCCTTTCCTGCTCTCATGCAGACAGCTGTCTCACACATCCGAACCGCCCAGTCTGCGGTATCCAGGACAAGTGTCTGGTATCCTGCGGGGTATGCTATGAGGGATTTCACGTCCTCCAGAATGGCATCCCATGTCTTGGGAGCTTCAAACCGTGCTACATCCATGTGGTTCGTGCTTCCTTCTGTGTCGATAAAGACCGGCCACGGAAACTGCGATGCAAACGTGGTCTTTCCGATGCCCTCCGGCCCGTAAACGACCAATTTCAACGGCTTCCTGATGATTCCCTTGGTCACTTTGATGCCCATGTTCCCCATCCTTTCGTTTCTTTCTGTGCTTCCTGTGCTTCCTTGGCCTCACCCGTTTCGGCAGTGTCGCCCTTGGCATACCCATCCTCAATGATGATGGAGCATTCCCCATCGGTCGATACCCTTGTGGCGATAACCTGCAGCCCTTCCTCTTCCAGCCATGCGCCGAACTCCCTGAGGGTGTCCGTGTCCATCTGCTCCAGCTTGTCCATGAGGACGAAACCGCATTCCGGATTCAACTTCCGCACGATGGCCACGGCAACTTTCAGCTGTTCACTGCTACTCATACAGTCCCACTTTTGTCCCTGATACGTGAGCTCGCCATTTTCCACGGAAAGCCCCGGGAGAGGAAGGTCAGCCTTTTCCAGAAGGTCTTTTCTGGCCTTGCGTATCTCCTCGATGTCATGGGTCAGATTCTGGTACTGCTTGGAGAATCCCTCTGCGTCGATTTCTGCCCGCTCGCGGTCGAGATTGGCGCGGATCTTCGTATTGAGGGCATCCACATCGGCGATATTCTTCTCCAGTTCCTCCGTGGATTCGTCCCGGAGATCCAGAGCAGATTTCTGTGCATCAGAGAGGTCTGCGCCAAGACGGGCTATTTCTACCTCCAGTTCCTCGATCTTTGCCTTGAGCTCATCACGTTTTGCCAGAGCCTCATTCTGCTTGCGCTGGATGGCATCGACGTTTTCGCGCTTGCGCTGGTTCTCTGCATTGCGCTTGAGGATTTCCTGCTGCTGGGAAATGAGTTCCGCAGCGCTCACGGGCTCCTTTGGCACATCAGGGAAAAACTGCATTTCGGCAGCGAACTTCTTCTTCTGGTCTGCAATCCGCCCGATTTCCGTTCTTCGGCTGTAAAGTGTAGACTCTTCGTTGTCCAGCTTCATGAGCTCGTCGCTCACGCCGATGATCTGCAGGAGTGTCTTGCACTTTTCCGCCGGCGTGGCCTGCATAAATTTGGGAAGATCCAGGGCCAGATTTTCAATGAAACTGTCCAAGAGCCTCTGGCCGGACTTCTTCCCGGAAGGATCCAGAACCTTGAGTGCTGAATTCTTGCCGGATCGCTCCACGATGATGCCATTGGAAAGTTCCACATGAAGCTTCGGATCCGAAACGCTCCCCTCCCTGTGCGCTGCGGACGGCTCGAACTTCTTGCCGCCAAGCGCCCAGGCGATGGCATCCAGCACGGAGGTTTTTCCCTGGCCGTTCCTGCCGCCAATGATGGTCAGTCCGCTCGAAGAAGGCTGCAGCTGTATCGCCTTCACGCGCTTCACATTCTCGATTTCAAGCCGATTGATCTTCACCATTATTTTCCCTCCCTTGTATCTGCCAGATAGGATGCCGCAAGATCCGCCATATGCAGCAGTACAGCCAGCGGACATTTCTGAAACGCATTGGAAAGCATGACCCCTCCGGCATATCCCCGTGCAGCATCATCAAAGCCTCCCATATGCCACCGGATGGCATAGGCCTCATCCTCTGTGAGACTCATGAACCTTTGCAGTATGATTACCGACTTCTCCCCGTGTCCTATAGGAAGCTGATCGTCAATGGTATAGCATGGAACTTTTTCCCATTGTCCCGTCTGCTCATTCTTGACGTTTCTTGTACTCTCCTTGTAGAAATAAACCTTGCAGACATCATGCAGGAGCCCGCAGATGATGATTGAGTTGATCGGCGTGGCATCGCTAGGGATGTTGAATGCATTGCAAAGCCTCAGCAATGTCCTGTAGACATGGTAGGAATGGTCTGCAAGACCGCCCCGGTATGCCCCGTGGTACCGGGACGATGCCGGCGCCGTGAAAAAATCCGTTGATTCCAGCCACCGAATGCATTCCCTCATTCCGGGGCGCAAGACCCCCTCCAGTGTCTTGATGATAGTTCCCCTCATCTCCATCTTTTCAATCTTTTCCATCTTTCCATCCTCTCTGTTCTGTGCTAAACTGTAGTTGTGCTAAACTCTTTCGGCTGTCCGGTTCCCTCCGGGCGGCCTTTTTCTTTTGCCTTCACACCAATCCCCTTATCGCCATCGTCCATTGGCTGATACTCTCCCCTACGGCATAGCCAAGGGCGAAGGCCGACAGCAAGATTGCCGCAAGGCCGTAACCGGATACTTCATACACCCTGTCCATAATACGCCTCCATGCACTCCCCCAGGGTCGGGGCATATTTCTCAAGCTCATCCTGCGGGATGCCAGCCCTGCGATCTGCGTCGCAGTACAATTCGATTTTGTCGATCATTAATATCACTCCTTCTGTTTCGATGCTAATTCTTTGAAGTATTGCCACTTTCCATTAATTTCTCATCCATGATTTGCCTCATCCGCTTTTGAAACTGCCTCAGCGACAATCCATAGTACTTCCGATGGGGGAATCCGTACGCCATTGGAAGCTTCACTTGAGTGACAGGCGCAATTTGGAAATAATCCCTGCAATGCGCTTTAAAGTATTTTTCGGCCGTTTCCTTGTCAGGATGCACGACATAATCTTGGATTCCGTTAAAGATGCTTTCATAGAATGTTACCCATTTCCCCATCAAACTTCACCCTGACCTTTTCTTCAAATGGTTGATGTAGCTGTTGATGGATGACTGCAGGACCTTCCCCCTGCATCCCGGCGGCTCGACCATGACAATGTCCCCTGCCATTGCCAAAGAACGAACCTTCCCCGGATTCACCCCAAGTGCCTCCGATGCCTCCTTGACAGTGACCAGCCTGTCGCTATCCATCCTGCCGGCTTCCGATGCATTGACCGCTTCGGAAACGCTCCTGCGGACGATGTCTGCGACTGTCTTTTCGATGCCTTTCAGCATCTTTGCGATTGCTTTCTGCGTCGCCCTTTCCACCGCATCGGAAATATGCTCGTCAAGACTTTTTGCCATTCCCCCACCTCCAATAAACCTCACTCCTGCGGCTTGCCTGCAATAAGCCTATCGATTGTAATTCCTGCGCAGTTCCATCCCGCGCAACTCCATTTCAGCCCAGCAATCTTCATAGTTTGGGAAAAAA